CATAATCGGTTACATTGCCAGGCGTTACAGTTAGTTGCCCTTTTCGCTTTCAATCTTTATATAATTCTTTATTTGCCTTTATTCTTAAAGCTTCTTCTGGAAGGTAGTAATGTGTTTTGAAGTAGTATTTATTATCAACTACAACTAGATAAGAAACAGCCGTTAAATCTGATGTTTGCCCTAAATCGACACCTATATAACAAGCTTCACCTTTAAAATCATTCAGATCAATATTTTTACTACTTCTTAGAATATATTCATCTGGTAGCCAAACATTCTCAGAATCACACCAAAGATTTAGTGTTTTAGTTTTTACACCAGTTTCTTCTGATGGGTTGTTTTTAGCCTGTTGAACTTGTCCCCTAATATATTTAGTAGTTACAGTAACATCTAAATTAGGTGCGCATTTAATTCAATTCTTTTCATCTTGTCAATCATCATCAACATCTAAAGAAAAAATAGCTATAAACATTTCATCATCTGTTTTTACAGCATTTAGTACTTCAATCGCTACGGTTCTTAGTTGATAACAAGGCAAGGACTTATTAAAGCCAGCAGTGGTTATTGTACACAAATGCGGGTTATCCCTCATTCCCATACTCGATTTTATTACATCTCTAACTTTACTGGTTGGTGCTGCGTGATATTCATCCAATAAACCGAACGAAGCATTAAAGCCATCTAATTTTGAATCATCAGCGGCTAATACTTTAAGTTTACTGTTTGTGAGGTTGAATTTTATATCTGCTCTATATGGGATAAAATATTTTGTTCTGGGATCAATTCCCTTTACAAAACTAGAACACATATCAAAGGCTATTTTGGCTTGTTCTTTACTGTTTGCAGCTAAAAGAACTTCTGCGCCGTCTTCATTATCGGCTATAAGGTAGTAAAGGCATAAAGCAGCAGCTAGTGCTGTTTTACCTTGTTTCCTCGATACTTCAATATAAGAACTGGAAAATCTTCTAGTTCCTGTTTCTTTTCAGTAGAAACCGATTATATTGGCTATTATAAATTGTTGTCAACCTTCCAGAATGAAAGGCTTTCCAGAATGTTTTCCGGTGAAGTGTTTTAATGTACTTATAAACTCAATAGCTTTATCTACTTTATCTTCTCTAAATTCTAAATCTTCTCTTTGTAAATCCGTTTTGAATCTGTTACAAGCTAATTGAATGTTTTTACCTGTGATGATAGTTTCATTTAGCACTTTATTTGCATAGTCATTGTATAGTTTCATTCTTTTTTATTTTGATTACACCCCTCAACTTTTTAGACAAAAAAAGCACTTGATGGAATAGTAGAAACCATTGACTTCTCGAAAATTCCTCATCAGATTTGAAAGATATTCCTAAAGATTTAAAATAGAGGTTGCAAAATTCTGATAATTCAACAACAGTATCTTTTGGAAGTAAGTCATTATAATTTATCAATATAGTATTGTAATGCTCTTTTTGAAATGTAATTATTTTTTCTAAGATCAATCCCTTATCATAATTATTATACGAATCAACAAAGTCTTTTTTAACGCCGTCATTATTAGTTGTCAAAGATTCAAAAAAACTATCTAATGTATATTTCACATCAGTTCCATCCTTATTTATTTCCCTAATTATTTTAGAAGAAAGTTCATCAATATGATTTAAATGAGGTATTAATTGTTCTTCCATTTTATTTTTTTGAAAATATCTAGGAACAAATACATTAATAAAATAAAATATTCCAGCAGCAATAATGGATAAAGAAATTTTATAAAATATATCACCAGCTATATCTGCACCTTTCCAATATGGATATAAAAAATCACTATCGATAAGCCAGTATTGATAACAAATTATCCATATTAAACAGAAATTCCAAACCCAAAAAACGATATGATTTGGGGTTTTAAAATACTCATTAAATTGCTCTAATTTCTTCTTCATAATATTTCTTTGTAAATTTATCTCGTTTCCTTACCTTGTTTTATAAATTGCTCAAATGGTGAATCCTCATCACTATCATTATCTTTTTGTATTAGTTTGGTTCTAGCTTTAGCAGTTAGTCCAAATTCTAACATCACTTTCATTGCTTGTGTTTGTGCATCTTTAGCCACCTTGATTAATGGGTGTTGTGCTATATTACCTCTATCACTTTCTACAGTTAAACCATCTTTCTCTAATTGCTTAGAAGCCTTTATAAACATTGAATAATTACGAGCTAACATAGTTAGTGCAGCACTATCAACTTCTTCTAATATTCCACTAGTTTGTAGTTTTGATAATACATCCTGCATATAAACAGTAGCATCTTTTTCAATATCTTTTGGTATTTGTCATTTCATATTATTCGGTTTTTATCATTTCTAATATGAACCTAAATGTTGGCTGCCAAAAAAATAATTTTTAATCATAGCCTAATAGATCATATTCGTTATATAACATATTAATAAAATCATTTCCTTTGTATTTATCTTTAAAAAGTTTATTCATAAACAAATCATTTAAATTTAAATTATTGAAAATATCATTTGTTTTATATAGTTTTATTGTTTTAGGCGTTGATTGACTACTGACTAAATTATAGAGTAATAATGTCAATTCAGACTTTGATAATTGCGATCTAAAAATCTTAGAATAATTTTCTCTTTCAATATTCGAAGAAATTGTTTCCAATATATAATATATAGTTCTAAAGTATTGTCCGAGTTGATCTTCATTATTTATGAAAATCATATCTGCAATTCCTCTCAGTGCATTAAATATATATTTATCAATATTTTGTTCAGAAATTTTAGGAAGTATCACCCTGATAAAGTATTTTTGCAAGTTTCTATTCAAATTATTGTTAAGTAGATATTTAGGCACTCCGAAGTTATTCGTTTCAAAACAAATTTTGATTTTATCTTTCAAATTTTGAGCAATAACATCATTCGAAATTGCTTCATTATGTGCATTAATTCCAAAAGATTGAGCAATTTCTTGCTGTATAAATAATATATCAGCGTCTTCACTTAGTTTAAAATTTTCATCACCGACTATATTTTCATAAATAATATATATAATTGACTTTATTCCATCATCTTTTGTAAAATCAGAAAATGATTTATTTTTTGTTATTAAATCTGCTTGTCTTTGATATTCGCTTAACATTTTAAAAAACAAATCCCTTTCTTCTCTTCTTACAGCTTGTTCAGTTGCTTTTTCTTCTCTAGCTTTAGCTTTTTCTTCAGCTATTATAGCTTTTCCTTTAGCTTCTTCTGCTCTCTTATCAGATTGCATTACTGTATATAATACACCTGCAAATGCAAGTAATCCAGTTATAGAACCCATATAACTTCCAAAGCTACCCCAGTCTTCAACATCCCCTAAAGGTCTATGTAAATAAACACCAAAATACATAAAATAGCAGAAGATCATTAGTAAGCTAGTAATCGCAATTAAAAAGACAATAAATTTTAAATCACTCCAATTACGAATGTTTTTTATAAAACCCATACTACATTAAATTTGATTGAATTACAAAGATAGCAATCTTAATTTAAAGTTTTCACATTTATTGTGGTTTAATGTTTTATGCGCTAAAAAATATATACCTTTGCATAAACATAAAAACCTATATACTATGAAATTAACCTCTATGCAAAACCGTATTACAGTAAGATTAGACAATGATACAAATCAAAGTTTAGACATAATGCACCAAGTAACCAAAACAGATAAAGCAAAATTAGTCAGAATGATAATGAAAGATTGATTTGATAAGAATGAAGAACTAATAAACAAATACTATGAAGAAACAAAAGCAGAATAAAGAAACACTATTACAATACATCTTTGATTATGGAATAGAATCTACTTGTAAAAGGTGAGGTATAACAGAAGATAAGTTAGATAAAATATTGAACCCCGTAAATGATTTAGCACCTAAAATCAGAAATATAAAAAGCAAATCAACTACTCTAAATACTGAAGTAGCAAATATCATATCAAAAAACTATAATAACCTTTGATCTAAATATGTAAAGGATAAAGAAAAATTATCTATGTGTCAGACCTCAGAGGATGTTTTTCAAACGACTCTACTAAAAGTGCTGGAAGAACTATCTGAAATAGATGAAAAACAAGTACTAGAATATATAGATTATAAACTAAAACTAGTAGATTTTCAAATAAAACAAGACCAAAAAGAACTATACAAACATCAAATGTATTTAGAAGATGCCAACGATCAACAAGCCGACCAAACAGCGGACTAAATCAACCAAAACAAAGGAAAGACAGGCTGTTTATAATACCACCAGATGAAGAAAACTAAGGCTTGCTAAACTAATTGACTCACCACTTTGTGAGGTCTGTTTATTAGCCGGAATAATTACCCCTGCAATAGATATACATCATATTGATTCATTTATGAATTATGAAGGATTAAAACGACTTGAAATGGCGTTTTCTTATAATAACCTTCAGTCAATATGCAAGGAATGCCACCAGAGGTTTCATAATAGCTAAAATTCACAAAATCAGTAATTTATTATTTTTTAATGCTAAAAAATCCCGACCTTTGTATTGTAATCAAAAAGAAAATTGTCGTGAATTTCTTGTTACAAATGCTGTTTAATTTGATTTTTTGGAAATTAGGCGTTTAAAATGCGCCTAATTTCTTAATTATCTTGCAATAAAGCTAAAACCAAACAATAAAAAATTATATGTGAAAATACAAGAATGAAATTTATACAACCCAGAAAGAAATCCGAATAAAATGCGGTTTGTCCGGCTCAGTTTTACGAGCAAAAATAAAAGATAATGAAATAGTAAAAATTGAAAATACAGGTTGCCAAACTTATGAAGACATACACAACAATATCAAATAATATAGGGAAATACCTAAATTTTGAAGATACCTTTAGATATACTTGTTTGGCTTTCACCCCAACGAAAGAGAATAACTCATATACAGATTCAACATTCAAACAAATAATGTGATTGACTAAAGATACTTCAGAAAATACAATTAAGGATTTTGTTAGTCGACTTAGAAAATCTGGATTTATTGAAATCGAAACATACTATCAAACAGTCCATATTAAAAGGAATAAATACTTTATGAAAAGAGAAAATGAAAATTTTAGAATGATCGGAAATGAAATAATTGATCTGGATTTAAAACCAGCTCATAAAGGCTTTTTAATACAACTATTTGGTTTGTGCCTCAATAATACAAGAAGATGTGAGTTTACTAATACTAAAATTGCGCAACAACTTAATGTTGCTCAATCAACAGTAGGAAAATACACTAAAGAACTAATGCAATTAGGACACCTTAAGAAGTTGAAAAAAGGCTATGAAATACAAGGTGAGTA